AAAGCAGTTGAAAAAAAAACTGAAACTGTTGTACCCGAAACTCATGTTGAATCTGTTACCGAAACCGTTACCGAAACCGTTACCGAAACCGTTACAGAAACTGTTAAAAGTGATTCCGATGAAAAAATTGATCCTACCGTAGAATCTATTACAAATCTTATTAGTAAATTTGAATTATTTGAAAAAGAATCCAAATTAGCCAAAGTTGAATTAAGAAAAGTTTTAAAGTCTTATCAAAAAAAAGCTTCTAAAAAAACTCGTAAACATGATCCTAATAGACCGCCTACTGGATTCGCCAAACCATCCTTAATTTCGGAAGAATTATGTAAATTCTTAAATAAACCAAGTGGTACTAAAATGGCCCGTACTGAAGTCACACAAGAAGTAAATAAATATATTAAGGCTCATAATCTTCAAAATCCTGCCAATAAGAAAGAAATTAAGGCGGATACTACTCTTACTAATTTATTAAATCTTAAAAAAGGTGATGACTTAAATTATTTCAGTCTTCAAAAATATTTAAAAGATCATTTCCCTAAAACTGACTCTTCTGTCAGTGCTTAAAAATCTAAATCATCAAATTGGTCTTCAAATGTAAAATTACAATTATTAATTTTATTATACATTTCAGATGTTGAAACTGTATTAGGAGGATATTTCTTATGTGGTCGTTTATGTGTTAGTGGTGGCAAACGATGATAAGGATATTTTTTTTCAATTATTTCTTTTCCATCTTCCGATTTATAATATATTATAATTTCATTATTATCAACACGACTACGAATAAATTCCATTTATTAATTATTATATTTTTTTTTTAACATATCTAAAAAATAAATTACAATTATTATTATGGAGGATAAATCTATTTATTCTATCAGTCCAATTGACGGTCGTTATCACAAATATACTAAACTTTTAAAAAATTATTTTTCTGAATTTGCCCTATTTAAATATAGATTAATGTTTGAAGTTGAATATTTAATTTATCTAAAAAAAATCGGATTACCAGAATTTAAAAATTTCCCTCCCAATAAAATTTTTCTCCGTAATATTTATAAAAATTTCTCACATTCTGATTGTATTGAAATAAAAAAAATAGAATACACTATTAATCATGATGTCAAAGCCGTTGAATATTTCCTTTCCGAAAAATTACAAAAACTTTATTTATCAGATTATAAATCTTTTGTTCATTTCGGTTTAACCTCACAAGATATCAACAATAATTCTATTACATTATCCATTAAAAATTGTATTGAAGATGTTTTTATTCCTATGGTTGAACTCATTTTAGATGATTTATTAGAAAAAGCATCCGATTGGGTCTATTATAAAATGCTAAGTCATACTCACGGACAACCTGCAGTTCCAACCACAATGGGTAAAGAAATTATGGTTTTTCATTACAGAATTTCAAAACAATTACAACTACTCAAAAATATTGATTATTACGGTAAATTAGGTGGTGCTTCAGGTAATCTAAATGCTCATTATGCTGCTTATCCCGATTATAATTGGGAAGAATTAATGAAACAATTTCTATTACAGTTTTCATTAAAAAGAAATAAATTTACCACCCAAATTGACAATTATGAAAATTTATCCCTCATTTTTGATAATTTAAGGCGAATCAATACAATTTTTATTGATATGAATAAAGATATTTGGCAATATATTTCTATGAATTATATGACACAAAAATTTGATAACGCCGAAGTTGGTTCTTCTACTATGCCCCATAAAATTAATCCCATTAATTTTGAAAACAGTGAAGGTAATTTGTTATTAGCAAATTCTTTATTAAATTTTATGTCCGAAAAATTACCTGTATCACGATTACAAAGAGATTTAACTGATTCTACTGTATTACGAAGTGTTGGTTCTATTTTTGGTTATATGTTAATTGCTTATCAAAATTTTAAAAAAGGATTAAATAAATTAGATGTGAATGAAATTCAATTAAAAAAAGATTTAAATACAAATTGTGTTGTTATTATTGAAGGTATACAAACCATTTTACGAAAATATGGTATTCATAATGCCTATGAATTATGTAAAGATTTAACTAGAAATAATAAATGTATTACTATGGATGATATTACCATTTTTATTAAAAATTTAGATATAGATGAAAAAATAAAAAAAAAATTATATGAAGTTAATATTGAAAACTATATTGGTAATGCTGAAAAACTTTTTAGTTAGAGTAAGCAAGACCACCCATACCACTCATAATTCTTAATACATTGTAGTTAAGAGCGAATAAATATAAATTGGTTACAGTTCCAACGTTTAATCTGGCATTATCAATACGTGAGAAATTACAAGTACCAGAAGGTTGATGTTCAGCAGGTTTTAAACAGAATGAATACATACCAACACATTGAGTAGCAGCAGAATTTACAACTTGACCCCAGGTTCTATCAGTATTATGTAATGATTTACCACAATGTCCAAGGTCACATTCATAAGGTTGAACTAAATGGTAATAATCATGAGGTTGTTCAGCAGCTCTATCATGTCCGTTTAATTGTAATTTTACATTACCTGGATTAGCACCAGCAGTCCAGAATAATGCTTTAACAGGATGATTAAAGTTCATATCAATTGGACCTTCAGTTTCAACACCAGTATGTTGAACTTGTTCAATTAAGTATTCATGTGATACTTGAGCGAATCTTCTACGTTCGTCAGTATCTAAATATAAGTAATTGACTAATAATTTAGCAGTGCTCAACGTACTGTTTGCTGGAACATTTAAATCCATTAATACTTTAACTTCATGATATTGTAAAGCAATTAATGGTAAAGCAAGACCAGGATTTCTATTAAACCAGAAACGTAATGGAATATAAACAGTTTTATTATTACCAGGAGTTCCTAAACTCATAGCATTTCTATAATCATGACTTGTTTCAAATAATTCATTGTAAATATCTAACCATTGTGAATAATGTTTATCAATTTTTTGGCCTCCAATTTCTACTTCTACTGTTTTAATTAAATCAGTTATATCTTTATTTAATACAAGACCTTGTTTTGTTATTGTTGTGCCTGCTTGTAAATCATATGTTGTGTCGACCACCCCACCTACATGAACAGCACCAGTTGTTACAGGAATTACTACTGCAACACTACTACCTTTAGTTTCAGTTATAGTAATAGCATGAGCATTGTTAGTCAAAACAAAATATCTTTTATTAGCTTCTACACGAACTGTTGTTGTATCTACTGAATCATCGGCATTGTATAATGTTGTAGATATATTTTTATTAAATGCTATTTCATCACCAACAGATAATGAGGTTGAATCAGTAAGAGTGATTGTATTTGCTGTTGTATCATTTGTATTATGTACAGCAGGAAGATTAAGTGGGGTTTCATCAGTAGCATTTAATGTAGCTTTAAGATAAATTTCTTGTACTAAATCACCATTTCTGGCTAAAGTACAAGTTACTGAACCTGTACCAGTTTCAGGAATGCTACCACTGAATGTTTGTTCAATACATTCCTTGGAGAAGTTAGTGTGTCTTCTGTAGACAACTTTGAAAAAAGTAATTTGAGGATTACCTGTAAGATAAACATCTTGAGCACCCATAGCGACTAATTGCATTAAACCACCACCCATTTTATATTATATATAGAGAAAAAAAAAATAAATTATTAACATTGCTATTAATAATTTATTTGATTATATTTTTATTTTTTGGTTGTTTAGTTAGAGTAAGCAAGACCACCCATACCACTCATAATACGTAATACGTTGTAGTTAAGAGCGAATACGTGAGCACTTCCTGTAATACTACCTAAATCTAATGTAGCATTATCAATTCTGGAGAAATTACAGGTTCCAGAAGGTTGATGTTCAGCAGGTTTTAAACAGAATGAATATAATCCGTTGTAACTTTTGGTGGTGACAGGACGTTCCCTGGTTTTATCATTATGAGCTAATCCATTTTCATATGGTTGAACTAAAGCATAGTATTCACAACCTTGTTCAGCAGCTCTGTCATGACCATTTAATTGTAATTTAATTTTTTTAGTAAGATCTGAAGGTTGATGAGTCCATAATAAAGCTTTGACAGGGTGGTTGAAATTTAAACTAAATTTGGATTTAGTTTCAGCACCAGTGTATTGAACTTGTTCAATTAAGTATTCGTGTGATACTTGGGCGAATCTTCTACGTTCATCAGTATCTAAGTATAAATAGTTAACTAATAAATCACAACTACCCATAGTATGGTGGTTAATGGCGTCCCCCCAGGTTACAT